GTTTCCCAGTCACGATCCGGCACCAAGATGCTTGTTTCTGCGCTGGCTGGCCTTGAGTTCGAGTACAAGGATTTTGGCAACGAGATTGAGCGCGTGGTGGCCAAAGAGCTTTCGTAATTTTTGAGATAAAAATATGCCATTCCCAACAACCGTAAACCAGTCATTGCGAGATTCGCTAAGAGCCACTAACGAACAAAAGGCCGTTGAGCTTATTGGCCGGGTGAATCTCATCAAGGATATATGCTTGTACATTTCCGGCGAGCCGACGATCAATGCGCGCAGGCTCCATGATTTGCAGGGGTCTTTATTCGATCACAAGTCATTTATCCAGTCTGAGAACCTGGTCACAGCAGGCTCGAGAGGTGCAATCGCTGACGCCGAGGCCCAGTACGCCAATGCAGCGGCGGTAACAACCGACATTCAGGCCGCCAATACCGCGTTTAACCAGCTAACGGCAGAGATTGAGCTTGTGCTGAATGCTATCCGTGGTGCAAGGCAGTTGATTGATAACGATCCCGTGACGGGTCAGCGCATCAGCCCTGATATTCCGGAGGGTGATCTGACAGCATTGCGGGCGCTTGCCTCGTCGGTGCTTGCGTCACTGGGGTAGGTCGTGGCGTGGGAATACGCATTTGGGCTTGGGTCAACTGACTTTGGTGATGGAACCACCGGGCAAGGCTGGCAAAACCATAACTTTGTTTACGGCGGCAAAATCACGTTCAGCGAGTCCGGCACGGTCGATCAGCTTGGCCAGTATTGTGTTGATATTGACGGAACAGGAAAGGCAGGGAAGATCGCGCTTTATGACACCAGCGGTAACCTGGTTGTCGATGGCGGGTCGATCACTTATCCGGCCTCTATCGCATGGGCGGACTGCACGGCATTTACGGCGACATCGGTATCCGCTGCCAGTTATGTACCGCTTGGCTCTTGTGTCGATACCAAAGGCGCGTTTGGGTATGACACGTCAAATGCAGGGTCATTTGCGACAGAAGGTTATTCCACGTTTCCGGCAGACCCAGAAACCGTCACCGTCGACGGTGATAGCGGGTACGGGTATGGTAGCCGGGCGAATTTCACAGCAAGCGCTGGTGGCTCAGGGCCAAATCTTCTTTCGCTTTTAGGTGTAGGATAAGACCATGACAGCAGGATCAGTCACATTAAATGCAGGCTCAGGCGGCGAGGATGTCGCAACCGATGAGATTGCCGGCGTTGCCTACCAGCGGGTCAAGCTGGTTGATGGCACTATTGATGGCACCGATGCCATCCAGGGCACGGCCGCAAACGGTCTTGAGGTCGATGTTACCCGTGTACAGGGTACGGTCACGGTTGACGGCTCAGGCGTTACCCAGCCTGTCAGTGGCACGATTACGGCTAACCTGTCGGCTACGGACAATGCCGTACTGGATTCCATAGCGGCAGCGCAGTTGCCGGATGGCCATAACGTCACGGTCGATAACGCCAGTATTGCGGTTACCAATGCAGGGCTGACGGAGCTTGCGGCAGCGATCAACACCAACCAGCTTGATGTCAATATCGCCACGGATTCTGTCGGTATCGGTGGTGGCACTGAGTACACGGAAGATGCAGCAGCCCCAGCCAACCCGGTCGGTAAGGCCGGGCTCATGGAGCGAGATGACGCGCTTGGCGGTATTACTCCGATTGAGGGTGACTGGTCGCACCAGTTTTGTAATGCCAATGGCGCATTGTGGACGGCGGTTGACGGCACCGTAACAGTTGACGGATCTGGTGTGACCCAGCCGGTTTCCGGGACTGTTACCGCCAACCTCGGTGCTACGGACAACGCCGTGCTTGACCAGATCGAGGTTAATACTTCGTATGGTGACAACACCGGCAACGGCACAGCCGCAGGCGCGCTCAGGGTCACGGTGGCATCGGATACGACCGGCGTGCTGTCGGTTGATGACAATGGCGGGTCCCTGACCGTAGATGGCACGGTTACAGCCAACTTGGGCGCTACCGATAACGCGGTACTGGATGATATCGCCGCGCACACCTCTGATCCGATGACGGTCGCGCATGATGCGGCCGCCACGGGTGCTGCGAACGTCAATATGGCCGGTGCTCGGGCCACGAACAGTGTTGAGGGTATTACGCAAGTTGCTAACGCTGATGCAACCCGGTTGGCCGCTGATCTCAATGGTGTTTTGTTAACGCGCCCGCACACGACACCTGAAGAGTCCATTTCCGAGCGTATTTCCAACACCAACGGTACCAGTACAAACTTTTCGACATTCAATGCAGGCGGCGCCGGTATTCACAATTATGTGACTGACATCACTGTGCTGAATACGTCAGGAACCGATGGTTATGTGGATATCCGAGATGGTTCTGGCGGGTCTGTTATCTGGACCTTGCCATTGCCTGCTAACGGTGGTGCTACGCATTCGTTCAGCTTGCCGCTAAAGGGTGCGGCCAACACGGCCCTTGCTTATGACGTATCAGCTGCGCTGACGACGGTGTATATCTCTGTCAACGGATACCAGGCGCAGGGCTAATAATGTGCTGCCAAAAACGAGAGAACAGGCGATTCGCGAAGGGTCTATGTATTACGACACAGGGGAGCCGTGTAAGCACGGGCACCTGTCAAAGCGTAATGTTAGAAACTGGGGTTGTTACGAGTGCGGCCAAATAGCAACGAAACGATGGAATAAAAAAGACAGAGAAGCTAATCCCGATAAATATAGGGAAAGGGCTTTTCAATGGGCGGAAGCCAACCGAGAGTACACCAGAGAAAAAGCAAAGAACTGGCGGCGTAATAATCCTGACAAGGCAAGAGTAATTGAGCAAAGACCGCAAAGGAAGGCTGCGAAAGCCAGAAGGGTAAAAGAAAACCGGCATTATTATGCCGCAGCGACTGCTAAACGAAGGGCCGCAGTAAAGTCTGGAACTCCGCCGTGGGCTAATCACGCAAGAATAGAGAAAATCTATCGATTGGCGGCATGGGCCTCTAAATACACAGATGAGCCATTAGAGGTTGATCACGTCATTCCGTTGCAGGGCGATGGTGTTTGCGGTTTGCATGTAGAAACAAACATGCAGATTCTACCCAAGAGCGAGAACATCAGAAAATTCAACCATTGGAGAGATTGAGCAATGTTACTTCCATTGCACATGAATGGTTTGAATTTGGACTCCGGCACCGCAGTCGCGGTCATCACTGGTACAGCATCATCCGGGCTTACAGAGGCTGAGATCGTTACCGGTGGTGAGACCATCATCATCACACTCACGAACGATACGTGGGTGGCAGCAGGCGCTACCTTCAACGCCCAGCGCCAGAACATCATCGACGGGCTGGACTCAGCCCAGTCCGAGGCCACGGGCTGGAATGCCGAGGTCAGGGATAACGAGGTAGTCACGGCCGTTGTCAGGACCTCTGACACGGTTGTCACCATCACGCTGTCTGCTGCTGCCGCTTATGACGTAACGGCGGATGAGACCATCACGGTTACGGTGCCGGCCACGGCCCTTGTCACATCAGCCACAGAACTTACCGCCACGCCGACCATTGCGGTCACCGCAGATGTCGAAGAAGACGAAGAACAGCCCTCTGGCGGCTATGGCATCCGCAACGCCTATGACGCCTATCGCCAGCGCAAAAGAAAGCGCAAACGGGACATCAAACAGTTACGCGAGCAACTGTCAAAGATTGACAAGCCTGTTGACCGGGAAATCGGCCTGTTACTGCTGAAGCAGCGCCATATAGCTGAACGCCAGGCCGAGATTGATGAACTTGAGAAGATGGTTGTCGAGTTCTATTCCGAGCGTGAAGCCAAAGCAATGGAATCAGAGCGCCTGAAAAAAGCCTTTGTTCGTGCTTACATGCAGCGCAACTACTCGGCTATCGAGGCGTTTGAACGGGAAATGGAGCGATTCCGCGAAGATGAAGAGTTTTTGATGCTCGCGGTCACCTTGTTGCAATAGTGTAGGATACGATCATGGCAGACATAGTACGCATCAACATCCCCCGCACAGTGGTTGAGGAAAACAGCCATTTCACGGCCACGGCCTATTTCCGGGACCATGCCACCAGCGCAGCAGCGACACCGACGACTATTCGTTATCGTGTCGATTGCCTGTCAACGCGCACGGTCCTCGTGGATTGGACCGGCGTATCAGCCGCATCCAGCGTATCAATCACGATTCCTGCTGCTGCCAACAATATCCAGGACAACACCAACCGCTTTGAGCACAAGCAGATCACGGTGGAAGCTGATAACGGGCTATCAACACAGGCGATCGGCCAGAGAACCTGGAAAACCCGCAACATTTATGGCCTTACCAAAACGGGTGTGGTGGCTTAATGGCTGTCGAAATTGATGCCAAAAAGGTAGAATCCCTTGCAGGTCAGGGACTTACTACAAAGCAAATAGCGGATTGCATCGGCTGTGCGCGGTCGACATTTTACGAGCACAAGAATAAGCGCCCGGACATATCGGACGCTCTAAAAAGGGGTCGATCAAAAGGCATACAGGCAGTCACAAATGCCCTGTTTGAGTCTGCGGTAGATGGCAACACCACGGCGATGATTTTCTACCTCAAGAACCGAGACCCGGATAAGTGGAAAGACCGCCAGGCTGTTGATCACACAACCAAAGGCAAGAAAATGAAAGCGGCGCCGTTGCCGTTTGATTTCAATGGAAAGCCTGAAACTCCCGCCAAAAACTGAAAGGGCCATACGCTGGCTCATTGCCACGTTACAGGGTGAAGCCGGTCCGGATCATCCTGAGTTCAAAGTCCCGTTGCGCCACCTGTTGTTCAAGGGCGGGCGCGGCAGCGCCAAATCTCATACCGTGGCCCGGGTGATTATCAATATCTGTGTGGGCATGTGCATTCGTGTGCTCTGTACTCGTGAAATCCAGAAATCCATTGAAGAATCTGTCTATCAGACCCTGTCGGATGTCATTGACGATATGGGCTTTGATGGGTTCTACGACAAGAAAAAGACCACCATCGAGGGCCAGAACGGATCTGAAATCTTGTTTGCGGGCCTTCGCACCCAGGATGTCAACAAGCTTAAATCGATGGAAAATATCCGGGTCTGCTGGGTTGAAGAGGCGCACGTAATCTCAGAGCGCAGCATCGAGGTGCTGACACCGACCGTTCGCGCAGATAACTCGGTCATTATCTACACCTACAACCCGGAGCTTGAGGATGATCCTGTGCATGCCACGTATACCCTGGACCCGCAGCCTGATGTCTGTGTGGTTGACCTGAACTGGCGGGACAATCCGTGGTTTCCGAAAGTGCTAGAGGGTGAGCGTGACCGGACCTATCGCAACGACAAGACCAGGAACAAGACCAAGTACAACTGGATATGGGAGGGCAAAACACTGCCCGCTGTGGAGGGCGCGATCTTTGCTGATGAGGTCGCGAAACTACAAGAAGAGGGCCGCATACGCCCGCTTGAGTATGACCCGAAGGGCCTTGTCTATGTGATTATGGACCTGGGCTATGGCGTGATGACCGCCAAGCTGGTGCAGAAGTTTGCCAGCACGGTGCAGGTGATTGGCTATTACGAGCTGTATAATTCGACCTATGCTGAACTGACCAATGGTACGGGTGAGCCGGGCGCGTTCAAGGGCCTGAAAAAGCTGTTCCCGCATTACCGCTGGGGCAAAGTATTCATGCCGCACGATGCCAGCCATAGAGACCCAAAGACGGGCAAATCCCACAAAAAGGTCATGGAGGAACTGGGCTGGGACGTTGCAGACATCGAGCAGATCGGTGTCGAGAACTACATAGAGGCCGGCCGCGGCCTGTTCAACAATATCTACATCAGCAATAGCGACGATACGGAGTTTGGTGGTTGCAAACAGTTACTGCGCTGTCTGAAGCGCTGGCGCTACCAGGTGTCGGACACAGATACCGGCTCCAAGAAGATGCACCCGCCGATGAAAGATGAGTTTTCGCATGGTGGTGAAACGTGGTGCTACACTGCGGTCGTTGCTGAGGAATTGGTCAACGAAAAGCCGGGTGTAAGCAACCCGTATGCAGGATTTGAGACTGGTGGATACGCAGCCTGAGCCAAAGCGGACCGATGAGCAGGACAGGCCGTTGTGTGAGTCTCCGCGCTGTGATGATGTGGCAGTGCATGTGACCCACACGGGCTATTTCTGCGATCATCATTACTGGCACCAGTCATCTGACACTTACCAGGGGTTTGCAGGATATGGCTGAAACAGACAGCACGGCCGAAAACGTCGATAAAAGCGGGGATAAGGACCTGGTCAACCTGGTCAGGCGACGCTACACGTTCATGGTAGACGCGGACGATGAGAACCGTGAGGACGCGATGGACGACCTCAAGTTTGTGCATGAACCCGGCTACCAGTGGGAACACAGCATGAAGCAGGAGCGGGGCTTACGTCCCTGCTACGAGTTCAACACCCTGCGGACCACCATCAAGCGCATCATCAATGACATCAGGGCACAGCGACCGGCCGGCAAGGTCCGGGCTGTCGAGAACGGCGACAAAGCGGCTGCGGACTTACGTGAGGGCCTGATACGCAACATCTGGAACATCAGTGATGGTGATTCGGTGGTGGACTACGCTGCTGAGTATCAGGTCGCTGCTGGTTATGGTGCCTGGCGCGTCATCACGGAATACGTTGACGATTCTGCCTTTGAGCAGGATCTGAAAGTGGAAATGATCACCAACCCGTTCACGCTCTGGTGTGACCCATCAGCCAAAGACCCGCAGAAGCGGGACGCAGAGGACTGGCTGTATACCGAGAAAATCCCTTACAAGACGTATGAAAAGCGTTTCCCGAACGAGGATAAGGTTGATTTTGACAACCTGGAGGAATTTGACGAAAACCACGATTGGCAGGACGAAGAGAGCATACGAATCGCTGAATACTGGTACAAGGAACCGCACGAAAAAGAGCTGTGGTTACTCCAGACTGGTGAAGTGGTTGATTCGGAATCGGATGAGGCGAACGGGATCGCGCCGGACCTGATTAAAGACACCCGCAAGGTCAAGACCAATAAAATCATGTGGGTTGTCTGTAACGGGCAGAAAATCCTGGACGGTCCAAACGAGTGGGCCGGTAGTATGTTCCCGTTCGTGGTCGTGTATGGCGAATACGTGATTGTGGATGGCACACCGAAATGGTGTGGCCTGACCCGTTATGCCAAAGACGCGCAGCGCTCCTACAACGTATCCCGGACAGCCATTATCGAGACACTGGCACAGGCGCCTAAAACCCAGTGGTGGGCCACGGCCAAGCAAGCCGAGGGTCTTACCGCGCAGTGGGCAGAGGCGCACAAGAAAAACTTCCCGTTCATGCTGTACAACTCGGACCCGGCAGCACCTGGTACGCCGCAGCGCATGGGTGGTGCTGATGTGCCGGTTGCGCTGGTGCAGGAAACCATGCTGGCCAGGGAAGATTTGAAGGCTGTCACGGGCATATTTGACCCGTCACTGGGCGCGCAATCCAACGAGACATCAGGCCGGGCGATCTATGCCAGGCAGCAGCAGGGCGAGATTGCGACATTCAACTTCCGGGACAACATGGCGAAAGGCGTGAAGCTGACCTATGAAATCCTGATGGACCTGATCCCGCATATCTATGACACCGAGCGCGAAATGCGCGTCCTGGGCACGGATGGTGCTGAGGATTACGTCAAGCTCAACCAGGTCGTGTATGACAAGACCAGCGGCAGGATGGTGAGGGTCAACGACATGGCTGCCGGCAAGTACGATGTCACGGTCACGGTTGGTCCGAACTTCGCCACTCAGCGCCAGGAGGCGGCTGAGACGTACGGCATGATTGCCCAGCAGTTCCCGGGACTGGTCGAGGTGGCTGGCGATTTGATGTTTAAGTCGATGGACCTGCCATATGCCGAGGAAATAGCCGAGCGCCTGCAAACCCTGCTACCCGAGCCGATTCAGAAACAACTGGCCGAGGGCAATGCTCAGCTTGACCCGGCGGTACAGGCTGCAATGGCCCAGGCTGAGGCTGCAATGGCACTGGTCCAGGAGCATGGCCAATTGGTGCAGGAGGCTGCTGATGAGCTGGCCGTTGATAAATCCGAACTTGAAAAGCTGGGCGCTGATATCAAGACAGCCCAGGCTGATCTGAGGGCGGCTAAGGCTGAATTTGATGCTCATGTTGCCGAGGCCCAGGCCGAGATTATCGAGCGAGAAGTTGGCCTGACGGTCAAGGGTGCGGACCTCAAGGAGCAGGGTGCGGCCCTTAAAGAGCAGGCGATTAACGCCATCCAGGATCAAATTGGTGAGCTTGTGGACTCGGCGCAGGTTGCGGCACGCACGGACAAGCTTGACCTGTTGATGTCCCAGTTCATGGTGAAGGTAGATGCGACGCTCGGTAATATCGATGCCCGGGCCGATGATCTGCAGGCCAAAACGGACCGTGAGGTAACTGGTGGTCGTGTTACCAGGGATGGCGGAAAGATGACTGCTACGGTTCAATACGATGATGGCACAGAGAAAGCGATTTCTGCTGTGCGGGAGAAAGGTGATTTGAGGATTGTTGGAAACGAGGATTAATGTAAAATGTCGCAAGACGAACACGGTGCAGACGCGAGTCCTGAAACTGATGAGGTAGTCGACCAAGAGCCGGATGGCCAAATCGATGAAACTGAGGTCCCTGGGGAAAGCGAAGCAGATTCACCACCTGCCGACGATGAAAACGTCGATGAAACAACGCACGATTCTGACTCTGAGATTGTCAAGGCTGTAGAAGAGGCCACGGCAAACCAGAAAAAACGAATCGATACGCTGACGGATAACTGGCGATCGACCGAGCGCGACAATGATGCGCTTCGCAAGGAGCTGGACGAGGTCCGGGCTGAACTTGCTTCAGTCAGGTCAGAACAGCCCCTTAAGACGCTGGCAGATTTCGATGGCGACGAACAGGCGTTTGGTAAGTACATGCTTGAAGAGGGCGAACGGCGGGCCGAAAGGGTTGCTGAACGCATTCTGAAGGACAACTCACCAGAAGCCGTTACGATCGACGATATCGATGCTGCTCACAACGCTCGTGAGGATGCGTTCATGAAGTCCACGCCGGACTATCACGACAAGGTGATAGCCGACCGGACCGTGCCGATCAAGCAGGCGATGGCAGAGGCGATCAAGGCGTCCGAAATTGGGCCTGAGATTGCGTACTACCTGGCCTCCAACCGGGACATTGCGGCGGATATCGCTCGCAAGCCTGACGGGGTGTCTGCGTACGAGATTGGCAAAATTGAGGTCCAGTTGCGGGACGAAATGGCGAAAACCGGTAAAGCCGCCAGCGATGCCCCTAAGCCCCCGCCGAAATCGGTTAAGGGCCAGCAACCGGGCACCAGGATCGCTGCGAATGATCCGAAGTCCGACAGGCTGTCTGATGCTGAATGGCAGAGGCGCAGGGAGGTGGATTTAGCCAAGAAACATGGCTAACGGATTAAGGAGGCCCATGAATGGCCAATAGCATCCTTACGCCGACGATGATCACCCGTGAAGCTTTGCGGGTTCTGCACCAGCAATGTAACTTTTTGGGCAATGTTAATCGTCAGTACGATGACAAGTTTGCCCAGACTGGTGCCAAGATCGGCAACACGCTCAATGTTCGCATGCCGGCGAAATACTCGGTACGAACGGGCGCGACCCTGTCTACGCAGGATCACGTTGAGCGCTCAACCCCGCTTGTGGTTTCAAGCCAGTACGGTGTCGACGTTTCGTTTACCTCTGTTGAGCTGACTCTGGACCTTGATGATTTCTCCGACAGGATCATCAAACCAGCTATGGCGCAGCTTGCGGCGGAAATCGAATCAGACTGCTTGGCTGATGCCTACAAGTGGATTCCGAACTATACCAACGCCACGACCAACGGCCTTATCACCTACAAGCGATTCCAGCAGGGTGGTGCGAACCTGACCAAAGAACTGGCCCCGAAGATGGACAGAACAACCATCCTCACGCCGGATTCTCAGGTCGAGTTCAACGATGCGGTCAAGGGCTTGTTCCAGTCGTCTGACAACATCCGGCGCCAGTACCGTGAGGGCCTGATGGGTCGCACGGGTGGTTTCGATGTCTACGAGAACACGCTGCTGCCGTCACATACGACCGGCACGCTCGCGGGTACTCCGCTGACGAATGGTGCATCACTGGGCGTTACGACCACGGCCAATAGCTGGACTTCACAGACCGACCTTTCGGTTGATGGCGCAACCTCCGGCACAACGCTGAAGGCTGGCGACATCATCACGCTGTCTGGTGTCTATGCGGTTCACCCGGAATCGAAGACCAACCAGGGCAAGCTCAGGTCGTTTGTTGTGCAGTCTGATGTCACGCTCACGACTGCGGCAACGGCGTACACGGTCACGGTCAAGCCTGGTCTTATCACGGGATCTGGTAATGCCTACCAGAACTGTGCGCTGTCCGGCGTTTCCGATACTGACGGGCTGACGGTAACCCTGATTGGGGCGGTTGGGTCCGCTTTCAACCAGGACATCCAGTTCCACAAGGATGCCTTTGTGTTTGCAACGGCTGACCTTGAGGACATGTCCAACTATGGTGCCTGGGGGTCGAGAGCGGTCCAGGATGGTATTTCCATGCGTATCGTGCAGCAGTACCAGATCAGCTCGGACACCCGCCCGTGCCGGTTTGATGTCCTGTTTGGCTTTGCGCCGCTCTACAACGAGCTGGCGAATCGCCACCTGTACGAGCAGGATTTGCTGTAACATAGTTACGGCGATACCATCGCTACTAGCCATAGCAATGGCCCCGGGCAGACCCTTACCTGGTCTGTCCGGGGTTTTTAACAGGAGAGCATAGTGGCCAAATTACCTGGACACGAGCCGGACAAAGGGCCGGACCCGAACCTGCCAAGCGAAGTGCAGAAACGTGCGATCGCGGACAAGGCTGCGGCTGATATTGCTGCTGTAGATGCACCGAAACCGAAAAAGAAGGCTGCCAAGAAAAAGAAATGAAACGGCGCGATTTATTAAAGCTAGGTGTAGCGCTGCCTGCGACAGCAGTTGCGGGCAAGGTTGAAATTGAGGAACCAAAGCCAAAACTTCATCCGATGCGCGAGCGCGGATATGTTTGGGATGAAAAGCGTAGTTACTGGCTTTTTGTCTATTACGACGTTTTTTCGGATGAAATGCGTTATTCGATTAGGGTTGAAGCTGTTCCAGAGGTTGACCAAACCGGGGTTGCTCACAGAAAAATGATTGAAAATTACGACAAGCTAAAGCGTGAGCAGCTTGGATAAAGCGAACGGATCAACGATCAAGCATGTCTACGTCTGCACGCCGGCCTACGATGGCAAGGTCGACAGCGATTACTCCCAGTCACTTGCCGAATCCTGTCAAGCCGCTACCATCTTTGGCATCCGCGTCACTGCCGCGGTCATGGGAAATGGCGCATTTATCGACCTGGCGCGGAATCTGTTCGTCAAGTTTTTCCTTGAGAACACTGAACTAAAAGACGCCACACACCTGTTTTTCATTGATTCTGACCTGAAATTCCCGGCCGAGGCTTTTTGCAACCTGGTCGCGCACTGCGATGAGGACAAGCCCATACTGGCAGGTGCTTACCGGCGCCGGCAGGATCCTGAGGATTACCCCATCAAGTGGACACCACACCCTGAAATCAGTGCCGAGAAGGGTGAGGATTGTTTGTGGGTAGAGGAACCGGGCTGGCTTGCCTGTCACCGGGTGGCCACCGGGTTCATGATCATCCGCCGCGAGATTCTTGAGGAAATGGCCGCCGATGCCCCGAAACTCAAGATTGCGGGCCAGAAAGGGCCGGTTCCGCAGCTTTTCTACACGAAAGTGGATGCAGAAAACCGCTTTGTGGGTGAGGATTACTGCTTCTGCGATGACTTCGTGGAGCGTTACGGCAAGCAGATTTATGTCTGGCCGGACTGGGATTTTGTGCATTCGGGCTACAAAGGGAACTATGCCCGTTGGCTGGACGACCAGATCAAGAACTATGAAAGCAAACAGGAAACGCTGGATGGCATGCAAATGGAGGTTCAGCCACCCGTGGAGCATTAGGTGGAATTACTGATTGGAGCCGGTACGGATCATGGCAAGCGGGTGACGCTACCGGGCGAAGGGATAGAAAAAGAGTGGACTGACCTGACCACTTTGGATATGGATGAAACCCTGCAACCAGACGTTGTCTGGAACCTGGAAGACTTCCCGTATCCGTTTGAGGATAATCTTTTCGACGAAATTCATGGTTACGAGGTGCTGGAGCATACCGGTCAGCAGGGTGATTTCCGGTTTTTCTTCAAGCAGTTCGGTGAGTTTTGGCGCATGCTCAAGCCCGGGGGTTATTTCTGTGCCACAGTGCCTATGTGGAATAGCCCCTGGGCATGGGCTGATCCGGGTCACAAGCGCATTATCAGTGCCGACACGTTGGTGTTTCTGAGCCAGGATGAGTACAAGGTCCAGGTTGGCAAAACCGCGATGGCCGACTATCGTTACTGGTGGCAGGGTGATTTCAAGCTCATTGCCAAGTCCGAGGAAAATGGCACGCTGGGATTTGTGATACAGGCGATCAAGTGAGTGATTACGCGGCGGATTCATTAGCGCATTGCAAGACCCTGAACCCGCACTACCTGGATCAGCCACACGAAATAGCGCTTGAAACCATCGCCCAGTGCAACGCGGCCTGCACGTTCTGTCCGTATCCCACGCTTGAGCGCATCGGCACCAAGATGCCGGATGAGTTGATCGAGTCCGTGATTGACCAGATGGCGGATTTTCAGGCCCCGTTCTATTTCTCACCGTTCAAGGTCAATGAGCCATTACTGGACAAGCGCTTGTATGACATCTGCAAGGCAGCCACGGCCCGTACCCCGTGCATCCTGCGGATATTCACCAACGGCTCACCACTGACCCCGTCACACATTGACCGGCTTGCTGAACTGGACCGGGTGGCACATGTCTGGGTATCGCTGAACGAGACCGACCCCGAGAAATACAAAGCGCTGATGAACCTGGACTTTGAGCGCACGGCCACGAGGCTGGATAAGTTGCACGAGCGTGAGGACTTCCCGCACCCGGTGGTGTTGTCAACGGTAGGCCGGCCAAACCTTAATTTTGAGTGGTATTGCACCCAGCGCTGGCCCAGGTTCCAGGTGGTGTGCATAGAGCGTTCGGGATGGTTGGGATATACTGACCCGCAGACGGACGTTATCCCGGATGCGCCCTGTTCCCGGTGGTGGGAATTGTCGATAACGGCGGAGGGTGTGTGTTCGCTCTGCTGCATGGACGGTGAGGGCGATTACAGCATTGGCAATATCCGGGATGACCGACTGGTTGATATTTACGCTCGCTTGCGGCAACGGAGGGAAGGTCTGGAGTCACGACACAACCACCACCCGTGCTCTACCTGCACATATTGATGGCCACCAACCTTGAGATAATTGAGAACGCACTCCGGGAAATCAACGTCATATCAGAGATCGGTTCCGCCAGTGACGAACAGGGCGCGCATGGGCTGAGATTGCTGAATGAGATGCTTGCCGAGTGGCAGGAATCCAAAGATTTCGCGGTTGGATGGTTTGACCAGGGCAGCACGGGTGACACCTTCCCGCTTCCACGCTGGACCCATCGCGCCATTCAGTCAAACCTGGCCATCGATATGGCCCCGAAATACGGTGCCAGCGTATCCCTTGAGTTAGCCACCAAAGCCGATGATTCCTACAAAGCCTTATTCCGTAAGGTCATATCGGAATCTGAGGACATGGATAACAAGGACATGAGCCACCTGCCGGAAGGGGCGGGGCATTATGGCACCCGTTATGACATCACGAGTGACAGATGAGCGCCCTGAATCTGCCTGTCCAGTCCTACGAACATCGTAGCCGGCACGCCAGCGCTGCAAGGCTCTTAAACTGCTTTCCTGAACTGATGCCACCGGGCGGGCGATCGCCTGTCCTGCTCACCCGGTCGCCTGGCATACGCCCCTGGATACGGGCGGGGTCAGGCCCGATTCATGCCCTGTATACGGCCTATGTAGAACTGTCTGGTGGCGCTCAGACCTACCTTTATGTCGTTTCCGGTACAGAGTTGTATTACGTCAAAGCAGACGGTGAGCCGACCCTGGTGGGTGACATTGGCCCGGTCAATTCCATTGATATTGACTCCAACGTGGGCAACGTGGTGGTGGTCAATGAGCCGGACGCCTATTACTGGGACGGGGCGACGTTCGGGCAGATCACGGATGCGGACTTTGTTGACCGGGGTGCCGGTGATGTCGAGTTTCTGGACAACTTCATGCTGTTCCGGGAGCCGGACAGTGGGCGCTTTTTCGGGGCTGATTTAGGTTCTGTCACGGACTTTAATGCGCTCAGGTTTGCGACCTCCGAGACCAGCCCCGACAACCTGGCCGGTATGAAGGCGCTGCATCGCATCCTGTACAACTTCGGCACTGAATCGCTGGAGTTATGGCAGAACACGGGGGCCAGTGGGTTCCCGTTTGAGCGCATCGTGAATGGCACCATCGAGATGGGTTGCCTGAACGCCAGGACGGTGGCCGAGAGCAATAACGTCATTATGTGGGTGGCGGATGACTACACGGTGCGCCAGTTACAGGGCACCAACCCTGTGCAAATCAGCACGCCCGCGATTGAACAGAAAATATCCAAAGCGACCCACGCCACGGCCGAGGCGTTTACCTACGAGCAGGAGGGGCATTTTTTCTATGCCTTGTCCTTTGATGAGGGCACGTATGTTTATGACCTGACGACGGGTGAGTGGGCCGATCGCGGCTCATACAACGAGTCAAGATGGCTGGCCAGTTCACACGCCCAGTTCAACGGCCTGGAGCTGGTGGGCAATCGCGACAGCAATGAGATTGGCATTCTTGACCCGGAATACTATTGGGACTGGGGTGAGGACGCGAAAAACATCATTCCGGAATCGGGTGATTTGTCCACAGTAAACTGGACTGAGAGCGCGAACGCCAATCGCACCGGGTCTTATACCAAAGCCCTGGACGGGCGCACGACTGCTACACAGATTGTGGACAATGGCGCCACCGGCACGGGCGTGGTGTTTCTCAATACCACCACACTGACATTCAAGGCGGCAACGGATTACGTTTATTCTGCGGTGGCCAAACCGGACGGGCTTGACTGGTTGTACCTGTGGGCATCCGGGTTTACGGATGTGACCACGGCCACGGGTTATTTTGATCTCAGGAATGGCGTGCTGGGTACGTTTGGTGCCGATGTCAAAGACAAGGGCATGCAACTGCTAAATAACGGTTATTACCTGTGCTGGCTCAGGTTCACGACTGAGACCGACACCACCGGGATTCCGCGCATCTACGTGGCTGAGGCTGATGGTGATAACACGGTCGACCTGGATAACAGCTCGTCTATCATCGTTGACCGGGTACAGATGGCAGAAGGAACCAAGCCACGGGCGTATATCGAGACCGGCTCGACCGCGATATCCCGTATAGGTGTTCAGCGCATGCAGTGGACCTACCAGACGGTCTATGCACAGGGACAGCGAGCTTTTCATGATCGTTTTGAGGTGGTGCTGGAAACCGGGGTTGGTACCACGGTGGAGCAGGGCAGCGACCCGCAGATCATCCTGGAATACTCCGACGATGGCGCGGAGTCATGGCAAGCAATGCCGGCGCGGTCCATTGGTGCGCTTGGTAAGCGTGAATCCCGGGTGATATGGCACAACCTGGGGTCAGCTCGTCAGCGAACGTACCGGGTTACGGTTTCTGACCCCGTGGCGATCACGGTCACGGACACGCTGCTGCATGTTCGGGGTGGCAGGTTGTGATTCTGAAACTGTTCCGGGCCATCCCGCAATCGCTCATTGACTGGGATCGCTGGATCACGGAGCAGGACCGTCAGATACAGTCAGCGATTGATGATTTGAAGATTACCCGGGGTGCGGGTACGCCAGAGGGTAATGTCACGGGCGTGATTGGTGATTTGTACCTGAGAACGGACGGAACCGCCGGCACGGTGCTGTATGTCAAAGAAGCCGGCACAGATGCTTACGGGTGGGCGGCTAAATAGTTTATTATTCGCTCGGAGGTGCGTAATGCCACTATTGGAAGCATTAACAGCCGGCGGCTCGCTGGTCAGCGGGTTGCTAGGTCGCAGGTCCGGGCGCAGAACAGCCCGCATGATGGCCGACGCCCAGAACCGGGCCACAGCCGAATCCCGTCGACAGTACGACCAGACCCGGGAAGATTTTGCGCCGTGGCGTGAGGCCGGCGGCAATGCCTTAGCCCGGGTCGATCGATACCTGGGTGGTGATGATTCTGATTTTTTCACCTCACCTGACTACGAGTTTCGGCGTGGTGAGGGTATGCGCGATATCGGTAACTTCTATTCCGGCGGGCCGAGTGGTGTGTATTCCGGTAATGCCATGCGCCGGCTGGCCGAGTTCAATTCGGGGTTAGCTTCCGGGGAGATTCAAAACTGGTTCAATCGCCAGTTCGGGGTGGCCGAGGCGGGGCGTGGGGCGACCGGCTCCACTGCCTCTGCCGGTGAGCGCCATGCAGACCGCTTCGGCAATATCGTCACAGGCACCACCAGTATGGCTGCCAACGCCCTGACCCGGGGCGATGCGGCGGTTAATGATGCGGTGCAGGGCGGTATCGGTAATTACCTGTATGGTCGGCAACGATGGGGTGGCGGTCGTGGTGAGGATGACCCGCTGATGATTGACCTGAACGCAATGGGTGCACCCCGCAGACGGTACGCATAATGGCCCAGTTCAACGTTTTCAGCATGCGAGACACGGCCGGCGCCGGCGCTGATGACCGTGCCCGTGATGAAGCCAACGCACTGGCGCGTGAGGCAACACGCCAGAATATGGATATACGCCGGCAGGGTGCTGCCCAAAACCAGATGGCATTTGACCAGAACCAGGAATATCGCCAGCTGATGATGCTGCACGAGGCATCTACCAGGATGCTCGATTTGCAGCAGAACGACCCGGCCTTGTATGAACGTATGCTGCCCCGGGTGCTGCAGGAGTTTGAGGGCGAGGGTCTGTTAAAGGCTGCTGATGTCGGTGAGTTTGATCCGCAGGAGTGGGCGGAAATCCAGGAAATAACCGGGATGCAGTTAACAGGCAGGACGCCGAGGGCGAACCTGCAAAAATCCACGCCTTACCGGGTGCAAAAAGAAGATGGTTCAGAGGTGGTGGTCACGCCGGTTTTCAACCCCGTTGACGGTACTACTGAACTTGTTGAATCACCCTATGAGGGCCAGGTGCTGTCCTCGCTCGGCGAAACGCCGCAGGAACGATCAACGCGCGAGGTTAGTACGACAGAGGACAAGGAAATTGTTAAGGGGCAGCAAGGCCGATATGCGGAAGCAATCGAAGTCGGCCTGCGGCAGGCCGATGCCACGGCAATCCTGCGTCGCGGCCTTGAATTGCTGGATGTCATAGAAACCGGCAGGCCCGAGGAAATCATGCTCAGGGCTAAGGAAATGTTTGGTATAGCCGGGGCAGATGAATCTGAACTGAATGCCAACCTGGGCAAAGCAATCCTGGCCCAGTTGCGCGATACCTTTGGTGCCCAGTTCACGAAAGAGGAAGGCGACCGGCTGCAATACATTGAAGCCAATTTCGGAAAATCGACACCAGGTAACAGGCGCCTGCTTGAAAACGCACTCAGGCAGGCAGAGCGCGCTGCCAGGCGTGGTATTGATGCGGCTGGCAAAGCCGATGACCAATGGTCTGCCGATGAAATCAAAAAGGCACTTGAGTTCACGGTAAGGCCACAAGATAACGAATCTGCAGATGAGGGCGATACCGGCGAGAATGTCGCCCCTGATGGCACGGTTGTAACCGATGCGTCAGGCCGTACGCTAATCAAGCGTAACGGAAAGTGGGTTGAGCAGTAATGCCACAGCAATATTCTGACATTCCAGAGGGCTTTCAGGTAGAGGAATATTCGGATGTTCCTGAAGGTTTTGCCGTTTCCGATGCGACCCAGATGGCATCTGAACGCGCCTTTAATGAACTGCCGTTTATGAAAAAAATACTGGCGGCGGGGCAGGCGGGTATGTCTGTCGTGGGTGATGTAATGGGCGAAATTGCCGGTGGCTATAAATACGCCGAGAACATCATGGGACAGGGCCTGACTGGTAACGAAATTGACTTTGATCGTGCTGCCGCCGAGAGAGAGCGTATTTCGTCCGGGGTTTCCGAGCGTTTTGCGCCTGATGATCCTGCCGAGGCGAGAGCGAAAGAGCGCATTATGGGCATGGTTGGCGAGGGCATTGAGACAGCACAACGAGGGGCGCGGGGTGCTGCCGCGCAGATGTTTGTGCGTGACCCTGAACGCCGGGCAGAGATAGTAGAACAGCCGATGAGCGAAACGCTGGGAGATACTACTTTTGAGCAAACGGGTGATCCTTTTGCGTCAACATTGGCTTACATGGCTCCGGCTATGTTTGAAGCTGCGGCAGGCGCCAGAACAGCAAAAGGCATTACCAGTAGGACAGGCGGGACAAAGCCCGGGACGCCAAAAGGTTATAAAACGCCTGATGATTTGCCCTCGGCGGCCGACCTGAAAAAAAGCGCTCGCAAAGAGTACGCAATGGCAACATCAATGGGTGCCAGGATTAAGGCGCAGGCGGCATTGAACAAACTTGATGAGATCCTTGAGGGTGAGTTGGTAGTAGAGGGCCACACGACCGCGACGGTTGCCAACATCAAAAAGGCAAAAAACCTGGTTGAAAAGGGTGATGTGAATTTGCATACGGCACACTCAATTCGCAAGATTTTGAACAGGGCGGCAAACTCAAATGTGCCGCAGGACAAAGCGGCGGCACTGTTTGCTGTCCGGCAATGGGAAAACTTCATGGGGAGTTTGTCTGATAGCAGTGTTGTGATGGGCCGGGGTGCCGATGTTGCTAAGGCGCTTGAGCACATCAAGGCTGGAAACGCACTGTGGTCGAGACTCAGCAAGGCCGAGGAACTGGCAAAGATTATCAAGCGAGCAGAAAGCAGGGCGCGCAGTCAGCACCAGGCATCCGGCTTTGATCATCAGGTCCGGCTGCAATTCAGGCAGATACTGGAGAACGATAAAAAATCAAAATACTGGTCAGATGATGAATTACGCATGATGACCGAGATTGTGGAGGGCACAGATATTGGTGATCGTGCGCTTTATCAGTTGGGCAGGCTTGCGCCGAGTGGCGGGCTTACCCCGTGGCTGGCTGCGGGTGCAGCGGCGTATGATCCGATGACGCTGGTTATTCCTGCAGCGGGTACAGCCGGCCGTGTATTGGAAACAGCGCGCACTAAAAGAAGGATTGGACGATTGGATGCGGAGGTTCGTGGGCCGCGTCAGTAGCGGTCCTGTCGCTCATTAAGCATCATGAGGCAGACGATAACGGCAATGATTAGCAGCATTTCAATCACTAGCGGACTATAACATGCCAAGACTATTTTTCATGCCACAAGCGGTGCGGGTTAATTCAGCCGGCACACCCTATGGTGCGGCCTATGTCAGCTTTACGCTGACTGGTACGACCACCAATACGGACACCTACCAGGATTCGGCGCTCTCCAGTACGCACGCCAACCCGGTAGTGGCGGATGCCGGCGGGCAGTTCGCGGCCATCTACCTGGATCCTGCGATTACCTACCGGGCCAGGGTGTATGACAGCAATGATGTGTTGCTGGATGACATAGACCCGGTGCATGTGCCGATTGCGGGCGCTGATATCGCCATATCGGATGCTGGTGGGTATTTCACGACCGATAATGTCGAGGCGGCCCTGCAGCAGTTAGCGGCTGATTACCTGGCCAAAGCCGGTGGCACCATGACCGGGGCGCTGACCATGTCCGGTGCCGGCGTGAACATGGCAGACAACGTGTTGAGCCGCCCGGCGATTACGGACTATGGCATCACCCACAATGCCATCACCTCCAGTGGTAATGCGATCACGGCGGATTGTTCCACGGGGAACAGTTTTTACCACCTGCTCACGGAAAACACGACGTTCACGCTCTCCAATCCGCCTGCCAGTGGCACGTTTGGTCAGATCAACATCGAGATTCAGCAGGATGGTGGTGGTGGTGCCTATACCGTGACCTGGCCAGGTTCTGTGACCTGGCCCGGTGGTACGGCGCCGACCATATCCACGGCCAATGATGCGGTTGATTCGGTGACGTTGTACACGATCGATGGTGGTACTACGTGGCGCGGTAACTTCAGCCAGGCGTATGCGTAATGTTTATGCACCAGCAGCGTCATGCTGGCGTACCTGGAGATTCTGCCAATATCCCGGCGCTTGACCTTGAGCGCACCGGGTCCAGTGGCACGGTCTATTCGGGCATCCGCTTTGATTCAGATGGTGATATCTACGCGGCCTCACCGACTGGTACCTATAACCGGGTCGGCACCTGGTTGCTGTCAGGCACCAATACAGATTTTTCGGTCAACCGGACCATTGATGCGGGCACCCTGACCACGGATGCCGGCAGCGGGGATTTGCAGTTGAACGCTGACCGGACCTTTGATGTGCAGCAGGCGACGCCGGGTGCGGATAAGACCACTGATGTGACCTTCCAGATCCGCAACTGGAATGGTGGCAGCCCAAATGCCACGTACTCCACCCGGCAATTGCGACTGAGGGCGATTAAGGAATGAGGCGCAGGACTGATTACATCGTGGTGCATTGCTCAGCCACGCCCCCGTCTAGCGATATCGGTGCTGATGAGATTGACGAATGGCACCGCAACCGGAAGCCCACGCCATTCAAAATGATTGGCTATCATGCGGTCATTCGGCGTGACGGGCAGATCGAGTTTGGCCGGCACTTTGACGAGGCCGGCGCCCATGTACAGGGCCAGAACTATCGCTCTGTGGGTGTGTGCATGGTCGGTGGCATTGATGAGCAGGGTGATGCCGAGGACAACTTTAACGATGAGCAGTTCGATTCCCTGACCACGGTGATTGCGATGCTGCAGCGGGCTTACCCGGATGCAGAGGTGGTTGGCCACCGTGACTTGTCGCCTGATGTGAATGGTGACGGGGTGGTGACATCGGACGAATGGGTAAAAGAGTGCCCGAGCTTTGATGTTGCGGAGTGGATGAAATCATGAATATTGTGGACCGTTTCAAGGCGTTACCGGACAGGGCCAAAGCCCTGATGGACAAATACCCGGTGGTGTTTTACACGACCATCGCGGTGGGTGTTGTCATTGGCCTGTTGCTGGCGCTGGTGTTCTGATGACCTACAAAGGCGCCCAGCGTTTGAACGAATACCGGGTGTTTCCGCGGATATTCGTGTCGGCATACCTGATTTTCTATGCCTACGCCTGGGTTAAGGTCTTTGATTGGTTCATTACCTTTGACTGGAACAGCTTGCCGCAGGATGCGGTGGTGGGCTCGGTGGCGGCAGGGGCCGTTGCGGGGTTTCCGGCCATCATCCTTGCAGCAATGGGCAAGATGCTGAAAGAATTATTGACAAGTTACTGGAATAACGGGCCGGTGAATGGGGTGTAAGATGAAAGAGCTACATCTGACAAAAAAAGATTTTCGGCTGGAATGGTTTTCCGGCACAGGCGGTGGTGGGCAACACAGAAACAAGCACCAGAACTGCGCTCGGATCACTCATATCGAAACCGGAATTTCGGCTGTTGGAACTGCTCACAAAGAGCGCGCACGTAATCAGCATGATGCGTTTCGCGTGTTGGTTTCTCGGTTAATGGCGCATTACGATCAGCCTGCGGAGCGCAGAAAAGATGCTGATGAGGTTCGCGTATATCACGGCGCAAGAAACGAGGTCAGGGACCATGCATCAGGCTTGCGTATGCAATATCGTGATGTAGTCGAAAAAGGAAACATCGGACCAATGATCGAGGCTCGACGAGCTGCTAATGCCTAAACTCTGGGTAACAATCGGTGGCTATGCAGGGTGCCTTATCCTGTTCCTGATGTGGCGTGTGGAGGTCAATGCACACAAAGCATCACTGGCGCAAGCTGAAACAGACAAGGCGCTCGCCATTGTTGCGGCAGAACAAGTCACCCGTGAGACGCTCTCAGAGGCCCACAGGCGCGAGATTGAGCAAAAGGATCAGCTTATCGCGCAGGCCGAGAACGCGCGTCTCAGGCTTGCTGATGATGTCCAGGTGCTGGAATCACAGGTTGCGGGGCAGGCGGGCCGCATTACACAACTGGAATTTGAGGCAGATATCGATGAAATCCCAACTTATGCTGATTGCAGCATTGTCTATATTCCTAGCCGGGTGCTGTACGCCGAAGATTGTGCCACAGCCGGTGCCGGTGGAGATTACGACTACCGAGTATGTGTCGGTGCCGAAGGACTTAACGAGGCAGATTCCGCCTTCACCAATATCACCATTGGTGACGCCCATAAGCTCTGGGGAGACGACCGCGCCAGGCTCGGACGATGTAACGCCCAACTAGCGGCGATTGAGTCTTTGGAGGTGCCGGAATGACCGACATCAAAGACAAGGCGATCAGTATATCGTTAAGTTCGCTGGCAACACTCGGCCCGGTCGCGCTGGTGGTGTGGTTTGTTATCAAGCCCCTGATTATTGCGGATATCAAGGACGAGATATTGCAGGAGGTCGCCCGTGGGCCGCTACAGACCGCCTTCAAGGAAATCCTTTTGGGCAACATCAATGTGAACCGGCGGGCGATCGCGAAACTTGAGTTTGACCGGGACCATCGCCCGGAAACCTGGACCCAGGAGCGCGCAGGTATACTGGCTGACCGGTATATCGAGATTCAGTCGCAAGAACGCGCCTACGATGCGTTGTGAGTTTGGGAAAATAAGACCAAGCAATTCCTGATATATTTGGCCATTCAAAGGATGGTGGCACAATGGCCGGATCACAAATACCGTGGATTATAGAGTGGCTTTGGGTTCCGTTGTGGCTTGCCGTGGTTGAATTATTCAGGCGTGTTTTCAGAATCGATCGCGAACATGGCGAGCGCCTTGCGTTGCTTGAAAAGGCCGAAGAAACCCGCGACCAGCAACGAGAGGAAATGCTTGACCTGATCAAGACCCACAGCAATGACCTGCACACCCACAATGACAACGTGGTGACGGCGGTATCTGCCGTGTCAGAACAGGTCAAGGGTTATGGTCACAGGCTTGGCACCATTGAAGAATTGTTGATGAAGCGTGGAGAAAATTGACCGCATCGCAGAGATAGCGCTTTGGGTTGCTATAATGGCAATCACGCTATCTGCAGCGGCGATCACCTGGTCCGTTACCAGGACCATCGATATGCAGGAGGACCTTGCTCACGCCATTGACCGTGTCGAGGTTTACGAGATTTACATCAACAACCTGCATGCCGACCTGAAAGCACGCGGATTTGAACCCCCGGAGAGACCATGAGTAACCGCCCCTGCAAAGCCGCTGCTGACTGTAACGGCGAATTACTGGAAGCCTCACAAACCATTCCCGTGCTGATTGCTACGGGCCAGATACCGGACGGTGAGCACCTTGACGAGTTCATCCGCATCAAGGAGGGCTTTGCCCGTCGGTACGTGGCTTGGCGTGATTCGGTGCTGTCTAACTCCACGGGATAGCGGCGTCAATTGCCCTGATGTGGCGCCAAACGTCGCGCGCCTCATCGACGCTTCTAATCGCTGCAGTGTGATACTTCCATCCTAGCCGCTGGCTCAAATCCTTATACAGTGCATTCCGGGTGGTGCGGCCTGATTTCCAGATAGGGTCAATAATCCTGTGAATATGCTTTCTGGCGTTGCGTAGTTCCGGTGTCGGAATGATGCCCAATGGCTGCGTCGGGTTTTTGGTCTTGTGATGACAGCCCACATAGTTACCGCATTCGTCACATTTCCAGAATGGCAGACCAGAAAGGTCGGACCGGTGCGGATAGATTTCCCGCCCATTGGTTAATCTTGCATCGATTTTCGTTTCACAGCCTGCGCAGTATATTTTCACCTGGCCAGGCTCTCGACCAGCGTTTCACCAATATCGTACATAATCCACAGTACGACAGCGGACCAGGCGAGGAACATCACGATGGTGACGACCTTTTTTCTCACTGCGCCGGGCCTTTGGACGAAGCATTTGCCTCACAATGCTGGACCCATCGCTTGCTGGCTTCATCGTAGTTCTGGCGGCAGTTCCTGAGTTCATCAAGGTCGTGCTCCCGTTCTGCCAGTAACGTGGCATTGGCCTGCCTGAGTCGTTCAAGTTCCTCCTGCATGGCGACCTGGCCCGCAAACTTGGCGACACACGCTTCGGCAGTGCCACCGTGTACCTTTTGCATGGAGCGCTTGCCACACAGGGATTCAATCGCGGCACCGTAAAAGCCCATCTGAGCAAGGTGTGATGCGTCCCTTTCTTTTTCACAGTCCTGGATAGCCCGTGACAGGAACCGGGGGATGGGCAGGCCGATTGACCAGCCCTGTGATTGCCCCTGTCCTGCGGCGCCGATCACCTGTGAGCAAGTCATCTGCGACCAGGCTTGCGGGGCGTATGCGGTTGATGCCGTGTAGTTGAAATTCGTATCCCCGCCGGCAAACGCCACATCGGTGGATATGTTCAGGTTTTGATTGTTGGCGTTCATCGCGTTGGCATTGGCTATGGCGGTTTGTTCCTGCCCTTGCTCCTGGCCCTGCACTTGGGTCTGTTTTTGTTGCTGGGTCGGTTTCATTTTGGGCGGACCCGCAAATGCTTCACTGGATAGGGCCGATATCACCAGGACGGCGGCAGCAAGGCCCAGCCATTCAACGAATGATAGTTTTCGGAACTTGATCATGATTTATCCCCGGTTGTCAGATGGTGGCAGCCTGTGCGACCAGGATGCCGATGAAAAAGATAATACCAATTGCCCAGGCCACCACCCGCCAGATCACGGGCCAGAATATGCCGACCAGGATTACGCAGATAATGAGCAGCAGCAGGGTCAGCATTTATCCTCCAATGCGGCGAGGGCTTGCTCTAATTCTTCGCTCGGGTTGTACAAATTCTTAGCCGCTTCCGCCACCGCTTCCAGCTTTTCGATGCGACATACAGGACACGGCGAATCTGGTCTGATGATGTGGTCAATGCAGGCCCGCCATCCTGATCCCCGCAACCGCTCGTTTTCGGCTTGTAGTTTGTCGCAATTCTCACACGGCATCGCGACCACCAATGGCTTGTTCTATTCCCCACTTCTGAATCCGGTATGACAGAGTACGTGGGTCTATTCCAATCTCTTTGGCCCAATCTGCAAGGCACTGAGTCCGCCCGTTGAATGTAATGTTTCTGGTGCGGCGGGAGTTTCGCAGTTGTTCCGCTTGCGTTGACCATCGGCAATTGTCAGGGCAATAGTCGCCATCGTTATCTATGCGGTCGATTTTCAGCCCTTTGCCGAAACCATTGGCAATGGCCCATTCCCGGAAATTCGCAAACATCCACCAATGGGTGCAGACAGTAATTCCCCGGCCTCCGTAATGGTGAAAATCCTTGTTATTCGGATTGCCGCAACGCTGGATCATATTCGCCCATACACGATAGAGCGTAATGGTTCGGCGCTTTTTGTCGCGCGTCACCCACTCAGTGATCTTGATTCGGTTTCGTGGTTTAGCCATCTATCTGCTCGCGTACCTTGTCGCTATTCATCGCAAACCTCACAAACCTCCGAGCTTTCGCAAGCTACGTCCATTTTCACCATTTCCAGCACGCCAATCAGGGTGGTCAGGTTTGATCCCTCGCAATAATAGAATCCCCGGTGCATACGCCCCTCTGTCATTTCAGCCGCCACAGCAATGTTCCGAAGCTTTCCGGCTTCGGCCATTTCGTATAGTTTGCGGGTTAGTCGTAAAATATCTGCGTTGACTTGGCCGGGACTAATTGCTGTCAGTTTGGTCATCATCCCCTCCGGTGTTCAGGTGTGCAGCGACCCGAGCCGACTCCAGTTCGTGTTGAGCCCCTCTAAGTTCGACCTTACTTGCATGACCATTTAGATACCGATCAATGACGTGTCGCATGTTTTTTGCCGCCCTCTCTATCTTGCGGAGGCGAATATTCTCGGATTCGAGGTCAAGCCGCATAAGAGCAACACGCTCAATAATCTTTCTCAAATGCTCTATTTCGTCTGCGGCCTCTGACAACATGCACCCATGCTCAAAGTCGGCCCTTAATCCTTGCTGGTCGTACAGGTCCGCAGACTCGCGTAACCTTTCATAAATGTCTTTCATTTGTTAAGGGCCACCATTAAGTCTGTTACGGATGGTCCGTCATACAATTCACCCTTTATATGAGGCATTGCTTTACGTACCGCCTTCTCTATCTTGCGAAGGCGTTCTATTTCGTTGATTGCTTCTTGAACATCGCTTTTGATGTAGATGCTGTGCCAATAAGCATCAGGAACCGTGTCGACGTTTTCTTGCAGCCTTTCAACAATGTCACTCATTCCGGTTCCTTTATGCGTTCGGGCCACCATTCGCCGCCGAGATAACGCTTCAACGGAATCGCATCGAGCATCGTGTTGACATAAAGAATTGACTCATCACGCAGGCCGTCGCCATTCTCGGGGTGCAAGAACACTTTCAGGCATCTAGGCGCATTACCGAATAGCCTGTGCCAATACCACCCCGGCTCTGTCGGGGGAGTTGATTGCCAAAGGTTTCCCGCATGCTTTTTGCAGATGGTGCTGTCCGGCACTTCAGTGCAGTTGATCGGATCAGCACAGATACACTCCCTCATCCCAACACCCCGCTATCAACAATAGCCTTGATGGTGTTCACGGTTCTGTCGCTTGATTCTGCATAGCCTATCGCTGGAAGGTCTCCTAACATTTCCACGACCGCTGTATATCCGGGCCACGCTTCGACTCCCTTGTTATCCAGCGCATCCACCTGACGGACAAGCTGTGCGGCGAGTGCGTCTAATGATGGCTGGAAAGGATCGGAAATACTGCACCCTAAGATGTTATATGCATTGCCGCTGTCCAAAGTGACTTGGATATAGAAATAATCGCCATTCTCTGGATCGGCCTCATATGTCCACCCATCGGCAAGCGTCACCGCCTTTTTAATCAGTTCAGCAGACATCGGCGTATGCCTTATAGGTTCTAATCAGCGAAATCATGCTTGGGTTGCAACCGTAGCGTTTCCCTAATTCCCGGCAGCTATGCTGAGAATTGCGAATATCGCGAATTTCGTTATCACCATATCGACGACGAGACCTTGCCATGCTCAACTGCATTCGCTTGGCTTTTCCCGTCGTGAGAGGCGCGGCCCTGCCTTTCTCATCACGGTCGCGAATGTTGTCAGCGTGTGTTCCGATCCAGAGGTGTCGCCAATTAACGCATGACGGGTTATCGCATGAATGACAAATGATTTTCCCGTCCGGTATTGGTCCGTTTTTCAGTATCCACGCAAATCGATGCGCCATGATGTTTTTGCCGTTTACATGTAGTCGCCCGTAACCCTTCGGGTTTCTGTGGCCTGTCCATATGTGGCAGTCGTCATCGGTTTCACCAATCTCAACACTTTCCCAGAATCGAGGGGCGGCAAGCTCAACGGCTTTCTTTATGTAGTCCTGGTCGTTCACTGGTCCACCTGGTTGATGGCTTGAAATATCACCTCTGCAACCTGCGGGACTATGGCGTTTCCGAGTCCTCTAAGTCGGTCCACCCGAGAGGGAACCCCATTAGCCACTCGACCCACGTCGGGTTCAACGTCCCACGCGCCCACTCCTCCGGTGTCGATCCGCGGACCGATGGATGGTTGCCCAGCATCCCCTGCATGTTGCCTTTCGGCGTCCCGGCCGCGTCCTCGTTCGCTGACGGTGTCGGCCACAGGTTCCGGCAGCTCGTGTGTTTCTGCATTGATGGTGCCAACTGGTTCGCTTTGGTCGTTGGGGTAGCCAACAATCCAGATGCGGTCCCGCCTGTGGGGGGCGCCAATGGCTGAAGCTGGTATGCAATGCCATTCACAGTCATACCCGATCGTGGCCAGGTCTCCCGCAACACGGTCCAGCCCTCGACTAAGCAGCGCTGCGACGTTCTCCAACACGGCGTATCGGGGTCGAATCTCGCCAATAAGACGGGCACACTCTTTCCATAGTCCTGACCTTTCACCGTCGATACCGGCGCCTTTGCCGGCATAGCTGATGTCCTGGCAGGGAAATCCTCCAGTGATAATGTCAACTGGTCCTGCTGTTTGGGGTCCGTTGGCTGTTCGTCCACTAACACATAGTCCGCCAGGTCGCGGCCCCCGTGTTTTGTTCCGTGCCGGCCCACTCTTTTCGGGTCGCCTTTTTTGCTGTCGTGTGCCTGCGGTGTTGGCCACAACCCCTCTGATGTCTTCATATATCGGCACTCCCGGCCAATGCTTCGCCAACACTTTTTGTGCGTATGGCTCGATTTCACAAAACCCAATCGTTTCCCAGCCTACATTACGGGCCGCAAGCGCAAATCCACCAATCCCGGAAAACAGGTCCAGGTGCTTCACGGGCAGGGCACCTCCTGGCCGTAGTAATTCTCGCAGGTCGATACCGGCTCAGGTTCGCTGGCATGGGTGTAAATGGCCGCGGCCAGGTAGCCGCCGGCATAGATGAATGCTGACACCAGCACGGCATAAATAATGCCCCTGGCAGGGTCCAGGTCATCCCTGTTTCTAACGGGCGTTTCCTTGTAGCGGTATTTAGGCATCAAAAATCTCCAAAAATCGCTTTACGGCGTGTCGGCAATGAAATCCGGCGTGGTTTTGAGGCGTTTTGAAATCCAGTAACCCCGTGCGTTGACACTCATGCCGGCCTTTTCCATTTCGGCCGTATCCAGACAGCGCCTGTTGGTGGCCGGCCCGGTGCGGTGTTTGTCGAATGCATGCACCGAATTGAAGCATTCGCCACAGGCGCGGCACCAGCAGGTATTTGTGCCCGGGCGCAGTTTCACCAGATCGTTACCACCGCGGCCTGTCGTTTCAGGCGCGCTTTCAGCTTGAAATGCATTGCTTTGGCAAACGGGTTGTCATACAACCACGCCATTGCCTGGAATTTCTTGTCAGCCAGTCTGGACTGTTCTTCAGGCGTGACCGTCAGTATGTGTTCGGGAATCTGTACGGTGTCATTCATCGTCCAGCACCTCGCGGACCTTGATGGCCCCGTCTACATACTCGTTGTGTCTGTAGTCGTATTTATTGCTGTTGATTGGGAACGCGATCATTGCGCCCGCACGAACTTTATGATGGTCTTCGGCCGGCTCCAGTGTAAACTCCCGGGGTTCAGTCGGTTTGATGCGGTAATCATATTTGTCATCCTCAAACATCCAGGCATTATCATCATCAACGTCGTACCATGCGCCACCCATGTGGCGCTCCTGGATCACCTTGCCATTTAGTGCTGCCTGTGCGATATCACGCACTTTTTCCCAATCTATGTTCATATTTCACCTCGTAAATTCAGGACCCCATTCGCACCACAGGAGGGGTCTGGCCTGCTACAAAGGACACCGATCGAAAAAATAGGGAGCGCCCCGGTGCTTTATTATTCAAGGTCTTTCCAGCTTCGGCCTGATCTAATATCGGAAATTGTCATTTCACTGACGCCGTATTTTTTCGCCAGCGTTTTGCGGTCGCCCCATTTTTTGGGCGCGTTCCGAATCTCTTGAACAGCCTTCGCAGTAAGTTTTGCGCCTTTTCCGTGACGGCAGTTTTCTGCCTGCGAGACAATTTCAAGGTGGTGCGGATTGACGCAGGCGCGATTACTGCATTTGTGATTGATTGTTTTTCCTTTGGGTATGGACCCGCAAAGCAGAGTCCATACCCACCGATGCGCCAGCCAGGTTTCACCAAACCATTGTTTTTTTCCGTAGCCGGTGCGGTTGTTGATCGACCCGCGCCAATTCCAGCAATCACCTGGATTTCCGATATCAACAAGGTTTTTGTAGCGAGCGCCATTCTTGTGTCCCTTCATAAAGTTTATGATACTAAATCGCTTAAAAGGTAACAACCTCAGAAGGGAATATCATCTGAAAAGTCATCCTTTCCTTCTTCGGAATAGGTTTCCTGGCGTTGCGGTTCGCTGGGTGGTGGTGCCTCGTCCGTCAATTTATGGCCAACAGCGACTTTTTCCTGCAGCCATTTCGGAAGTTTGTCAAATACCTGGCTGGCTTCCGATGCTTCCGGGTCATACAGGGTTGAAGGCGTTTCCTGTGCCGGCGCTTCCATGCCTGCAGGGATGCCCATGATGCCGGTGATGTTGGCGTAGACCTTGCCGTTGGATTCGTTATGCGTTACCGCAATCTGGCAGGGCAGGCCCAGCAAAACGCTGACATCAAACCCGTCCCGTATCTCGACCCCGGTGAACGCTTTACCGCGCCAGGACGAAAGGTGCTGACCCAGATGCGCCTTTTCACCAATGTTGTTGGTGTACAGCTTGCCAATGATGGCCGGCCCTTCATTTTGCTGGCCATCCTTTTCCCATTCGACCCGTACGGCTGGTACTTCAAAGGCGATCCACACTTTGTGTTGCCATTTTTCCTGCCCCTGCCATTCGGTTTTCTGCATCCCGCAATCGACCACGGTGACGCAGCGGGCGATATGGGTGCCTGGTGGTACGGGTTTGAAGTCCCCGCCTTCTTTGCCTTTCGCTAAAATTGCCATTTTTACCTCACTTTGGTTTTTGGCTTTGGTTAAGTTGCCCTGTGTGCAGGCCGGGCCAGCCCTATCCCTATCCCCGCAAATCGTGTCCGGATTCGGGCGGGGAATGGCACGTTAATAAAAGCTTTCGCGACACTTGGCCGCTTTCCCTTTGCTGACTCAATTGGATAGACCATGAAAGCCCAATAATTTAATTTGTCTCTGTTGCCAGCAGCAGGCGCACGATTTGTTCACACCCCGTGGCGGCGTGACACCGCAAGACACTCGGGGCAAGGGCTGTTTGTCGTGCCATAGCATTATGTTTCCCACTCTTCTTGCCGACCCTCATTCGCATCAGCCGTTTCCTTGTCGACCAGGGCATCGCCTTCGGCCGCCCTGCAGATAAAGCCGATTACGCTGTTGCACACAATCCAGCCGTTTTCGCCGTGGCGATCGGTGGACTCGTGAAAGTTATCCCACGCCCAATACTTTGCGGCCTGTGAGTGGGCGATGAATACGGACTGATCGCCGCAGTGGTCCTTGACTTCAAAATCAAAGAACTGCCCGAAATCGCGCCGGTGTACACCCTTGAACCAGCTACCGCCTGGTTTCGGGTGCCAGTTTTCAGGCGCCGGGTCATTAATGTTTTCCATCACGCCCAGCTCCTCTGGCGTGCGGGCGATGCTGATGAGGGTGTCTTTGAGGTCGGTCATGCGACTATCGCCACGATAATAGCTACCGCAAAAATGATGCCGAAAATGACATTGATTCTGGCTGTCTTCTTTATCAGAGCCTGTAGTTCTTCTTCAGTTAGCGGAATGCCACCAATACCGTTGCAAGCATTACACCCAGCAGACATGCATTCATCACAGATTTTGTGAGGCCATTTGCCATTTCTGGCCCTGTGCTCAATGTCTTTACTGCTAATAATCATCACCGCTCTCCCGTTCGTGTATTTGCTGTGTATAGCTAACTTTAACAAAGTCCTTGCAATCCTGTCAACAACAATTTAACATCGGTCCTATGAAAGTAGATCAAGCCGTAGAGTTTTTTGGGAACCAAAGCCGGGTGGCTGAGGCGTTAGGAGTCACACGGGCAGCGGTTTCCAGGTGGAAATCAGACGGCCAGATACCGCTCAAGAAGGCGGTCAAACTACAGGAGCTATCCGGCAATCAGTTAATCGTCCGTTTACAGGACTATGCCGAATGACAGACATGAACGGAAACATGCAATGTGAGTACTGCGGGAAGCGCGGTGAGAGGGGCCTCGATGTCGTCCTCTACCGTGTAGATCGCGGGCGTGTGCATCGTTTCTGTGACGACTGTGCGGTTGTCTGGGAGGATGACGGGCGGGTACTCAATCGCCTGTATGACCAGTCTGGTATTGATCAAAGCGGGGAGGCGGCATGAGCTGGAAGCCGGGAGACAGGGCTGTTGTTGTTGGGTCACCCAGAACTAGCTGGAACGGTCGGGTTTTAACTGTGCTTTCGTCTGAAATTCTGTATGCGGGCAGGGCTTATGTGAAGATAGACCCATGCCCAGAAAACAGAATTGGCATATGGGTCCAATACCTCCGCAAGATCGATGACGATTACGATGGCCGCCAGCTCGCCAGTTGGGACGAGTGCGTGTGGCAGCCAAAGCGGGAAGTGGCGGCATGAACAAAACCGAAATCTCCCGGCGGATAGCGGCATTAAACGAGCGGGTTGATGCACTGGCCAGGCAGGTAATTCCGCTGATTCATTCACCAACACAGCAGAGGCGGTATGCGAAGGCATTTGGGTTTACGGTGTCGGAAGTGCCGCAGGCCGACCGTTGATGCGTTTGTGCGGTGGCCGGATGGTCGTTTGTTCCTGGTGTGTACCAGTTGCCGGCGCAAAGATGAGTTTTTAAGGAAATACCGGGAAGCATCACAACATGAACGTGTTGCCCGAAATCAATGCTAACCGGTACGGGGTAGCGGGATCAGAGTGTCGCTTTGGTATATGGGCAGCACTCCCCGCCCCCGACTTCCGGTAATCAGGTGCCGATAAATCCGAAAGGATGCCTGTTCGCGAGATGGTGGAAGGCCGTCTCACCTTAGATTGTTTTGATGGTGGTGACCATGCGGGGCTTAGGCGCGCAACAGCCACAGCCCTCGGCTTGAATCTCAGTGGAGATGTTGCGGAAACTGAGGGCCACCTTCAAAGCGATTTATGGCCGTAACCGGCCATTGGTTTCGGTAGCGGTAGCGGTAGCGGCAGGGGCAGCCAGGTTAAGACCGATTACCTGGCTGGCCGTTGCCGGATTCGATAACAAACTGGAGAAAAAGCGATGGCAACAGAACCACTGGGCAAGCGTGCAGGGCTTTGCGACAACACTAGCACTGATTCAACAATTGATAACCGGTTGACCGCAGAAATCATGGGTCAACTGGAAAACGTGCGGATTCGTAACGGCACAATTATCAACCGATTGCAGGGATTGAGGCTGCACCTGCTGGGCGTTGAAATCCCGCAACCGTCAGAAGGTCAAAGCGTCAATGCGGACAACCCCGGTCAACTGCTAGTCATCCGGGATATGACGGACGAAATCTTTTCCGATCAGGAAGAGATTTTCACCCTGCTTGATGACCTTTCGCGGTTGTAATCATGCAAACAGGTGGTAAAGAGTCCCGCAATTACGTGGTCATTGAACTGAACCCGAATCCGTTGATCCTGGGGTCGTTGTTACGTGGGCTGCGGTATCGTAAGCAATCGTTACGCAAGACACGGGCCTATGAGAACAGCCACAAGGGGAAGGCCCGATGAACAGGCGTGAATTTATGGCAGCAATTGGTGCCGGCGGCGTGGTCACTGCGTCGGGCTTGTGGATGCCTGGTGAAAAACTGATAAGCATACCCAGCGGGGAAGTGTACACGGGCGGCAACAGGTTATTGACACCGGAAATGTTTGTTAAAGAATCGATCAGGATTTTGAAGCTGGAGTGGGGTTTTGATCCGCCGTTACGGGTTCGGGTACCTGTAGAGGAATTTGACGAACCATGTTCAGTGGCGTAGAAAGTAGAAAGCCCCGGCGGGAACCGGGGCCAGAATCTGGTAGAAGTTTGGGTTGGGCACCTGAACACCAGAGACGCAAGAGATTTTACCTACCACATCTTGTGCTCTGCAAGCCCCCCTGAACACCACCAGCGGTATCCGGCCTATCTGTCACAGGGATGGTCCCGGTTCTCCGGATGCCGTACTAAGGCTGTTATAGGGGTTTACCTGCCTACGTAACAGCCCAGAAGAAAAGGCCACAGGGAGTGGTCAGGAGGGCAGGGCTTCAGGCGATGGATGGCTCCGGCTGGCATACCTGGAAGTACCAAATAACCTTTGCGGGTTAGGGGTACTTCTGCTCAGGATTCACCAGCTAACATAATTACTTACTATGAAAAACAGATACATATACTTTGTACAGGAACAGAAAAAGAGCAAGAGAGCGCCGGTCAAAATAGGTGTTGCAAAGGATATTGATAAGCGAGTGGCAGAGTTACAGATTGGTAATCCCCGCGACCTGGATGTTGTTTTGAGGATGGGGCCGTTTTCTGAAAAGGTGGCCTATCGATTGGAAAGAGATTTGCATATCCGGTTCAGCCAGAAACGGATAAGGGGTGAATGGTTTTCTGGTGTTTTTTGCGGCAATTAAGCAGTTTTGATTTTGTGCCGCGACGACAGGAAAAAGACAAAAGCTGGAAAAAATTGAGAGCAGAACTAAGGGCTGAAGGTATCGAGCCTTAAAATTGGAGAAAAGCGAAATGACTGCACCAAAAGTAACCCGCGACGACAAAGTTACCCTCTGGCGCTTGTTGTGCGATGGCAAGTGGCACAAAGCAAAAGACCTCGTTATTTGGTCCGGCATTGGTCCGGATGGTAAGGCGCAAATAGCCTGGAAGAACACCCGCATCATCCGCGCGATCTGTGAAGCCGAACCGGACAAGTTCATTAGCACCCAGAAAGGCTATAAACGGGCGGACCTGGCGAGCGATGATGAACTGCAAAACGCCATCAATGATTTGCGCTCCAGGGCCGAGAAGATGGGCGCCAGGGCGGATGCCATTGACCAGGTATTGTATGAACGGCGGGTGCCTGAACAGATGAGGGTATGCCCGTGAGCTGGGCGTATTTCCTGGGTTTGTCCGCGGGCTTGTTCTTGTTGCTCTGTCTTTATGTCTGGATACTGGGGGATGACCTGTGAGTGACACATCGTTTGAATGTGTGAGCGATTATGCAGATGAGCAATTGGAGCTGGTTCGAAACGCCCGTGCCCGCAAAGAATATGAACACCTGAAAAGGTTAATAACGAAGGCGGTAAAAAGCGGCAAGCCACAGGAAATCGGCTTGTGGGCGCCAACGTGCCAAACGCTCTGGATTGTTGCCACTGATGACCGGGAGCCGCCAGGATGATCTGCACAGGTTGTGACCAAAAGTTTGAATTTACCCAGGGTCAATTTCGGGAAGGCGCCAAGATCCCCGGCTTTTTTGGTACCTGTTATGACTGGTTTTGCCGGGACTGCAGCAGCAAGGTAGCGATCGATGACACGAAAGAGAAAGAGCCAGCGCAAAGCGTGGGAGCAGCACCTGTCGACTGGACAGAGCCGCCAGAGCGAGAAACCGTCCCGGTCGAGGCGTACGAAGACCACCCGTTTTGAACAGCCGGAACCGTTCAAGACTGAGAACGGGGTTGACTGGTTCAAAATTGAGACAGAGGCGCACCGGCCCTATACGGCATCAGGTAGTCCACGGGGTGCGCCGGGCATTTACGTCGATATGATTTCGGCTGTGGCCCATTAACTGGAGTAACAGCGATATGATTTATTTGAGTTATGCCTGCATCTGGCTTTCTGGTTTTATGTTTTTAATATCTTTTTTTGGTGAATCCGGTGAAGTGAATCGCGAGTTGCTGAAAATCAGCGCATTGTGGATGATAGCCGGCGCGTTGGTCGCATAGATTCGTGTAAAACCTGGGTCGGCAAACCCTCTATCGCTGCCGTCCAATCCCCGGCCGGGCGGGACCCAGGTACATATCCCGGCCACGACCACTCGGTGTATACTTTGCTGCCATGAGAAACCTCACCGGGGCGGTAAAGCCGCCAAAAGACCTGACCCCCGCAATTGAGGCACTTGGTGACAAGGGCCGGTCGTGGCTTG